ATCTTAAAGACCTGCTGACAACAACGGAGTATGAAGATGATAGAGTCCACGGAGACACCGAAACGGACTGAAGCACTTCTAGATGCCTATAAGGCAAAAGAAGAAATAGAAACAGTCCTTGATCCAAAAGCGATCGACAAATCAACATTAGATAAACTACCAACACCGACTGGATATAGAATTTTAGTCTTGCCATTTGCAGGCCCTAAAAAAACTAAAGGCGGTATTTGGTTATCTGATACAACACAAGAAACAATACAAATGACTACAGTATGTGGTCTTGTATTAAAAATGGGAGATCTTTGTTATCATGATAAAGATAAATTTCCTAAAGGGCCTTGGTGCAAACTAAATGAATGGATTATTTTTAGTAGGTATGCAGGTTCAAGATTCAAAATAGACGGAGGAGAAGTAAGAGTTTTAAATGATGATGAAGTCATTTCAACTATTAATGACCCTAACGATATTTTGCACCATTATTAAGGAGGACTAAATGGCAGAAGATAATAAAAACCCTGAAGTTGAAATAGATACTGATGGTGTTAATGAAGAAACAATAGAAGTAGATGCGCCAAAAGTTTCAAATGAGGCTTTTGAAAAAAAACAAGAAGTAGATTTAGGTTATGTAGATGTTAGTGGTAGTAAAACTGCTAAAGAACTTTTACAAGAAGCAAAAGAAGAACCTGAAATTGAAGAAAAAACTGAAACTAAATCCGAACCAAACGAAGAAGATTCTGGTTTGCAAGATTATTCAGATAAAGTTCAAAAAAGAATAAAAAAGTTAACCTTTCAAGCAAAAGAAGCTGAACGTAGAGAACGAGCAGCGGTTGAGTATGCAAAAGGTTTGAAAAGTAAGTATGAAAATGCTGAAAAGAAATTTGAGGAAACTGACACTAATTACCTCAATGAATATAAGGCAAGGATAGATTCAGAAAGAGACAAAGCAAAAGCTGAATTAAAAGTAGCTTTGGATTCACAAGATGCTGATCAAATTATGGAAGCACAAGATAAGCTTACTAAATTAGCAGTAGAAAATGAAAAAGTTTCAATGACACTTGCCGATAAAGAGTCAAAGAAAAAAGAAGTAGAGTCACAACCTGCTCCACAATCTCAAACGGAACAACCAATTATTAGTGGTAAAGCTCAACAATGGGCCACTGACAATGAATGGTTTGGATCTGATAGGGTTTTAACTTCTGCAGCGATGGGAATACATGAAGACCTTTTGCAGGAGGGAATTGACGCGGAGACTGATGAATACTATAATCAAATCAACAAACGTATGAA